ATCCTGATAAAAATTTTACAAATTATAATGCAGTATACGGATCGTTTAAACTTAAACCGATACTCAAATCAGTTACACTCACAATGGGTGGAAATTATGGACTCACAATGACATTAGAGGGTGAGATACAAACATTTACACGAGGGGATTTTGAGAGCGTTGAACGACAATATTGCAGATTCGGTAAAAAATTAAATATCTCGTTCGGTTATGCGAAACCTGCAGATCCGGCATATTCTTCAGAGAAATCAATAGGCGGGTTTCTCGTATGCAAATACAGTTTTTCTACCAATGACGATGGAAGTTGGACATCGAAGTTTACAGCAGTTGCACCTGGTGAAGCGATACAGTCTGCCGACATCACTATGGCATGTACCAATCTATCAGGAATGTCATTTATACTTAAAGATTCTGAAACTGCCACTGTAACTGGACTTGCAGAAATGATGCAATACCACGCACAGGGTAACGGAAAAACAGCAACGAAATCGCAAACTGACGGTTACGTAAATGACTGTAAAGTGGGTGGTTTATGGTTAGGTCATTGCGCAGTATTCGACTTGCGTGAAATGCTTGTGGCTGAAGGTACTGGAAATCGTATATTTTCATGGGTATCCGGTGTTTTTGGCAAAGAGGATGACAATCACTGTTATTACACTTTAGAATATTGTGTAAATATGTGGAACAAAGTCGTATTAGCATCGTATCCTGATATGGCAGGGTCAACAATAGACTTTACCGATTATAGTTATTCGTATATCAATAAATTTATAGCACCAGCAAGGCCTACAGAAGTATTAATGCTTGGAAATAAACTCGGAAACTATAAAAATTCATCAGGTCAGGGTAAAGATTTCGAAACCGTTATCCAATCAAAATCACCTTTTTGCGTAAAGACCAGTGGTGATCGTAATGAAATAAATCATAGATGGATTCTAATAGAGCGTGGAGTTATACTTGCAGCATTGAATGCTGCCAAACCGGAAAAAAAATCGGCAGAATCGAATGATGTAAAAGAGAAGCAGGAAACGAATGTAACTGTTAAACAGTATTTCAACACAATATTCGATGCGATCGATCGTGCAACGGGTGGTGCTATGAAATTACGTTTAGCAATGTCACCCAATGTGTTTGAAGGGTCAAAACTGAATGCGATGACCATTATTGATGAAAACAATGGTCGGTTAGATGCAGCTTTAGACTGTATAGTATTCGATCCAATCGATGGTGACGGGTCAACAAGATCGTGCTCTTTAACATCCGATGCAGGATCTCAAACGTTTCAGGCAGCAATGTTTGCCGGTACACATAAATCCGGTGACACATGCGCTAAAATTGCCGACAAAAATCCACAATTCGAAAGATTGAAAGCGTACACTCAAGCATTGACCTCAAGGGGTCAATTATTGTGGTCGCCCGGTAAAATGCAAAAATCTGGTTTTTCTGAGGAAACGATGAAAGCACTTGAAGAAGCGAATAGTTCCATGGCAGCACATGGTGGACAGGAAAACGTAAACGAAAAATCGAAATACGACCAATTAGTATATCCTGGTTTAGGTATCGATGTTACAATCGATGGTGTATGGGGAATACGACCAGGCTGTGGTATTTCTACAACCCAATTACCGGATGCGTATTCAACAGATAAAGGTATTTATTTTTATGTAGACAGTGTAGTTCACCAATTCGACGGGGAGAGTTCGGATTGGACTACAAAATTGACCGGTAAATTGAATACTCATCATAATTTAGCAGCAATACGATTATAATATGCCATTAAGTCCTTACATAGAACCGTATTACCCACTAAGTAAAATTAGAACTGGACTCTACACGAAAGGTGGCGAGTTCGTACCGTATTTTCGTACATCGGATGAATACGTTGGATTGTATCACGAATTGCCAAATGGTGATTATTGGACCGAAAGTATACCAACTGAAGGCAAGTCGATACGTATTGTGCCTAAAAGATTCGAAGCGTCTGCTGATGTGATACGATATAATCAGATACGACAACGACCCGAAAATCAGTATATAAGTCCGATTCAAAAGTTTCCGTATATTGGTGATGACGATCGACAAACGGGCTTCATATTTAGATTCTTTGTACAGAAAAGAAATTCGCCAGAGAATACGATAATCGAAGTCGATGGCGAACAATACAAAACAATAAACGGTCAAAACTATCCTGGTATAAGCAATCTTGTATGGAATAACTGTACAATACAGTGGCAAATTGCAGGTGACTATGCAGAACAGTTGAATCGAAATGCAGTGATGAAAGCCGAAATTAATTTCCCTGGTATACAAAAATATTTAGCAAATTATTTGGAATTTTGGAAATAAAGTCGTATATTTGATTTTATTTCCACAATTACTTGAAATACATACAAACATATACAGATGTCAATTGGTCTGACATGCTCAACGATATGCTTATCGTTGTACCGGTATTATCTGACCATACGCGACACCGTTGTGAAAATCGTATCAGTTTCGTGTATTTCTATAATTACAGCACCGGTGACGAATTTGTAATCGGATGTAGTCACAGTGATCTTGTAAAAAACGGCGAAAATTGGTTAACAGAGATCAGTTTACCGGAATCGACAATCTGCTATAAAAAATCGATATTATGGTCAAAGGGCATTAAATGTTATGATGCAGATCTTTGTTATTGGTTACAAGAAAATACACCGATCGAAATCGAATATTCACAAGATATAACTGCATATCATAGATGGTATTCAGATCTCCGAAATGTAAACGACATTATACCGATAGTTAATCTAATCGAATATTGTCGGACTATACGAAGTAATTTCGAACAGTGCATTTTTCGAATCGAATTCGATGACACTTTGAATTTCTATAACGAAAACGTAATCGAAAACTTTTACCGAATCGAAAACTCAGGTTTACCGATAAATTCCGATAAACTGAAACAATTCTATAATATCAATAAAAGTCGACTCTATACCGAATACTATCCGTATACTGCAACAGGCAGGCCAAGTAACCGTTTCGGTGGTATAAATTTCGCTGCATTAGATAAAGGCACTGGTGTACGTTCGATTATCGAAGTTGAAAACAATTCACAGATGCTAATCGAATTCGATTACGATAGTCATCATGTACGTCTTGTTGCGAAACTTATCGGTTACGAATTACCTGCTGGTAACTTGCACGAATATTTCGGCAGACAATATTTTAAAACACCGGTAATAACAGATGAACAATACGCCGAGTCGAAAACAATAACGTTCAGAATGTTGTACGGTACTATATACAATGAATACAGTGATATTCCATTTTTTAAAATGGTGCAAGAGTACCGTAATCGTTTATGGTCCGAGTTCGACGATATCGGTTATATAAAAACGCCGTTGACTAAACGTAAAATCTATGCGAAAAATCATGAGAATATGAACGCAAGTAAACTGTTCAACTATGTATTGCAGGGCTATGAAACAGATGTGAATTCGTTAATGTTAAACAAAATTCTCAGATATTTATATGAAAAGTATAGTAAAATTGTACTATATACATACGATTCTTTCTTATTTTTGTATGATAAACGCGACGGTAAAAATTTTATAGATGATATTTTAATGATTCTGAATAATTACGGAATGCGTGCAAGTTTAAAGGTAGGAATAGGATACGATAATATGATAAAACCTAAAAGGTAGTTAATGAAAACGATAACATATAAAGATTTGATAAATAAATGGTTTGCACAATTAGATAAAGGTTATGCAAATCCACCATATACGAAAGAGGAATGGGATATATTAGAATCGTTAAAACGAGAATATACAATCATAACAGAAGCAGAACCTGAAACACCAGAAAAACCGGAAAAAGAAAAATCTACTGAAGATGACCGATTCGTAGCGAAGACTGCACTGTTTATGGATTCACCAGAAGCATTCACAGAATATATAATAACCAATTATACAAATGGTGTGCAGATACCGGGCTTAGAACTTGTATTTCAAGATCTTTCAAAACTGACACCTGAAAAATTTCAAGATGTAGCTAAAATAATAAATTCTGGTACAAACCGAAATCCTGATGACGGTTCATTCGGTATGGGTGAAAACGAGCAGACTCTGATGCGTCTACTCATTAAACATGTACAAATGCAAACTGGTGACCCAACCGAGTTATTTTTAGCAATAGTCTTAGGTGGTAGAATCAAAGCCGGCACATCAGAAACCGGTGATAGTATTACGAGCAACGTCGATATCGATGGTACACGTGGTATTATAGTTAAAGACTTTGCTTTGATACCGGAATTGGATTTCGGTAAGTTGTCACCTGAAGCGATTGAGGCATTGGAAGACGTTTTCGAAATGGCGAATGTAGTGTTAGACCAACAACAAAAACCAGAACTGCAACGTGATTCTTTGAACGACATATTTCGACTAATGTCAGATCCTGAAATTATTGCAGAAATCAACGAATTACTGAAACTCTATCAAACTACCGAAATAAAAGTTGTACAACGTTTAGGAAAAAAGGTAGCGAACATATTAGGTGATAAATCGCCTGAACAATTAGTTATCACTTTTTTCAATTTGTTCGACGAATACTTACGAACAAAAATAACTCAGACCGGCTATTGGTCGACCGTCGACTCGGAAAAGTTCACGGTGTATTTAGAACCCTCATCTGATATTTATAGTATACTCAAATCCGATATCGAAAACCGCAGAATTTCAAGAGCGATATCGAATTTAGAATCGTATTTTGTTAAGGTGAAGGGTGAATCAATAAACAAAAAATTGTTGGCATAATATGAATTTTGAAAAAGCAGTAGTAGAATGGTTTGCGAATTTAGAAAAAGGATACGCAATACCACCGTACACCAAAGAAGAAATCCGTGTACTCGAACGTATTGTCAAATCACAAGCAACTGTACTAAATGAGAATGCAGAATGGGATAAACTTATAGCGGATAAGTTTCCAAATGGTGTGCCTGATCCAGTTGGTACGTATAAAATACCACAAGGAAAAACTGGCCCTATTAGTATTGCACCGGGTGATAAAAAGGTCTATGAAACATTGTTTAAAGTAAAACCTGGTGCAGGTGTGGGTAACGGCGAACTTGCGTTGTATTGGTTATTCAGCAAAAGTACAACTGTCGAAAGCACAGGAAAAGGTGCAGCTGCCGATCTACGTATAGGTGGCCTTAATTGCGAAGTTAAATCGTATAAAAAGCATGACGGTAAAATAAAACTTGGGAAATTCAAAGAATTACGTAACTCAAGACAGATCATTTCACGTGTATTTGGTATTCTAAATCTTACAAAGGCGTTTGACCGAAATTCCGATTCGAGTTTCTTTACCGAAACTAAATTTACAGTAGAGGATTTACGTCAAGGATTTGAAAGTCTACTTGACCTAAATGCGAACGTTTTCAATAATGCAGATTTACAACCTTTTCTATCAAGAGTTACTGCATTTAAACAAATGAAGGCGGAAATCGATTGGGTACTGAAAACGTTTGAAGGTAAAGATAACGATCAGGATTTAGCGAAAGCGTGTATGGCGAAGGTGGTTTCTGAAAAATTGGACTTGAAACCAGGTTTCGGAGGTTATATGATTAATTGTTTAAAGGAAAAACCTACAGATATTAAATCGTTCTATATACCAACAAACGCAGAAGCGATTCTTAGAGATACCGATTTCGATACCCTAAATAAAAATACAGCGGTGAATTCCGGTGAAATTGAATTGAATTATAATGAACTATTCGGATAAATAGAACGAAGGAGCTGATTTGGTGAAAACGCACTTGTTATGTACATTTGTACAAAAATGTGATTTAGGCCTCGTACTCGATTATATACAACGGACATACGAACTTAACTCAAATTTAATATTTGTTTTCAGTAATATAGAGAATCCGCAGCAATTATATTGTACTTATAATGTAGTCGGTAATTACGATTTGACTGCAAATACTATATTGGTGCATAGAAAATCCGATTCGAATACTATTTACACAATAAATGCTCTTAATCAAATTATACGTCAGGTAAATAACGGTCTATTAGACATGACGTATCAAATCGATTGGGCAATGTATACAAATAACCTTATTTTGTTTCAAAATGATGAGATAGTTAAGATAGATTTAAAACTTGAAAAGATTCATAAAGTAAACAGATAGGAAAAAAATGTGTATAATTGCAAGTAAATATATCGATGGTTCACGCGTAATTGCGAAAAATAGAGACCGTGCATACAAAGCATCGATTGAAATTATACATACAGTCATGAACGGTGTTGAGGTTGCGTATATACGGGATACGGTAACCGATTGGTCGGAAGGAATGAACGAATACGGAATCGGAATCTTAAATACTGCATTAATGGTGGGGTTCGATGAGATCGAAGATAAGATAGTTAAGAAAACCGGCAAGCCTTCAAAAGATGGCATCAAAATACGAATGGCGTTATGTCAAAAAACAATGACCGATGCAGTGCAGTTCGCAGTTTCATACGACGGCGGTGTACGAGGTCACACATTTGTATCGAATCCTAAAATGACCGTATCGATTGAAACGACATCGAAACACTCGCCTAAATACGCACTGCACAAAACAAACAATGTCGTGCGTACAAATCATGGTCACTTCTATTCGAACGCAGGATATACGCAAGGTCCTGATTATGTGTCATCGAAAATCAGAAAAATCTCAGCTGAAAAGATGATCGATCGTATTACGACACCAGATGGTATACTCCCGTCATTGCGTAAAAAACTGTATTCCTATGATAGTCCGTTAAATATGCGAAGAGACACCGAAAAAATGCGCACCTCTTCACAATTATTATTAGACTTAGAAAAGCGCATATTTCATTTGGTATTGATAAATAAAAATGTCGATTCGTTCGTAGGTATAAAGCAAGAATTTCCTAAAGGATACACACCTAAAATTACGATTAAAGTGACGCAAGTCGAAGATTAAAAAAAACATTTAAAATTATTTGGAATTCTCAGAAAAATCACTTATATTTGATTTATATTATTTAATTTTTTAAACAGGTTAATTTATGGACTTAAACAAAATTAGAGAGAGGCTTGAATCTCTCACAAATCAAAACAAGCCGTCGGCATCAAAACAAATTTGGAAGCCGCAACCTGGTTCACAGGTAATTCGTATTGTACCATATGTACATAACAAAGATTGGCCGTTTTTAGAACTACTGTTTTACTACGATTTGGCTAAGAAAACTATCATTTCGCCGCAAAATTTCAATCAACCTGACCCAGTTCAGGAATTGGCTGACAAACTGAAAGGCACTGGTGAACGTGAGGATTGGTTGTTAGCACGGAAGATCGAACCGAAGATGCGTACTTATGTACCTATTTTGGTTAGAGGTCAGGAACACGAGGGTGTAAAATTTTGGGGTTTCGGTAAAACTGTATACGAGGAACTTCTGAAGACGATCGATGACCCTGATTATGGTAACATCACAGATCTGAAGAACGGTACCGATATTACAGTCGAATACGAAAAAGCAGCAGACGGATCTTATCCGAAAACAAGTTTCCGTGTTAAGAGAAACACGTCACCTGCAACAACAGATCCTGAAGTGATTAAACTTCTAAAAGAAATGCCTACGGTCAAAGACATATGGGAACCTCCTACATATGAAGAACTGGCGGATCTATTAGACAAGTTTATCAACAACACAGCTGAAGAGGATGCTGCACCTGCTACGGATGATGATGAAGACTTGCCGACAAGTGATTTCTTAGCAGATCCACTCAATCCTTTGAATGGGCCGATTCGTGTAAATGTACCGTCAGCCAAAAAGTCAGCACCAGCAGCTGCTGTGACTAACGATATTGATGCTGCATTCGATGAAATGTTCGGATAACAGAAAACAATATGGCGAGTAAAATTAATGTAGAGACAGTAGACAGTCTTGCAAGTGATTTGGTTTCGACACTAAATACGAAATTCAATCATTCAACCGACAAGGCTGCCTACTTCTTATCGGATGACAAGATCAGTGATGTTAACAAATGGGTACCAACAGGATGCGATATTTTAGATTTGGCAATTGCAAATCGTCCGCATGGTGGTTTTCCGGCAGGTAGAATCATTGAGATCACAGGTATGGAGGCTTCTGGTAAATCTTTGTTAGCTGCGTATGCACTGAAAAGTACACAGAAACAAGGAGGACTGGCGATATACATCGACACAGAAGCCGCTATCAGTAGAGAGTATCTACAAGCAATTGGTGTTGACATTGAGAAGATGGTATACGTTCCTTTAGAATCATTGGAAGACATCTTCGATACAATTGAAGCGACAATTGTAAAGGTACGTAAGACGAATAAAGACGTTCTTGTCACGATCGTTGTCGACTCGATTATGGGTGCAACAACTAAGAATGAGATGAACGCAGAGCATGGTAAAGATGGGTATGCAACTGAAAAGGCGATCGTGTTGTCGAAAGCAATGCGTAAGATAACAAACATGTTAGCAAGACAGAATGTATGTTTGATATTGACGAATCAGTTACGGATACGTATGGGCGTTTCATTTGGAGATCCGTATTCGACATCGGGCGGTAAAGCCGTCGCGTTTCACTCTTCGGTAAGGATTC